TGGCTGACGACGTGGAATCCCTGAATAACTCCCTGACACAGCAGATGCGGGACAAGATTCAGGAGACAATTAAGGAATTTGACGCTGTTTTAAAGCCTGACGGGCGCATCGTGTATCTAGGAACTCCTCAAACGGAGATGTCCATTTACAATGTTTTGCCTGAACGTGGATACGAGATACGAATATGGCCTGCCCGTGTTCCCTCGCAAAAGACTCTACAAGCGTACGGAAGCCGTCTGGCCCCCTACATACAGGAAAAAGCAGAAGAATACCCTGAAGGGACTCCTACGGACTCACAGCGCTTTGACAGCACTGACCTCGCAGAACGTGAGGCTTCCTACGGCAAGAGCGGGTTTGCCTTGCAGTACATGCTGGATACGTCCTTGAGTGACATAGGTAAATACCCACTGCGCTTGAGTGACCTCATAGTACACCCTTTAGACCTAGAAGTTGCGTCACCTAAGCTAACTTGGGCCTCTTCCCCTGAATTAGCGTGGAAAGACCTTCAGTGCGTAGGGTTGGCTGGAGATAGGTACTACAGGCCTATGGAAGTCGCTCCTGATCATCAGAAGTACACAGGGGCTGTTATGAGTATTGACCCTGCAGGAATGGGTAAGGATGAGACAGCGTACGCCGTGGTGAAGATACTGAACGGACAGTTGTTCCTGACAGCTTCTGGAGGCTTCCTTGGGGGTTATTCTCCTTCAGTATTAAAAGCCTTGGGAACCGTAGCCAAGACACACAAGGTTAAGCAGATTATCGTAGAGAGTAACTTCGGTGATGGCATGTTTAGCCAGTTGCTTAAACCTGTGTTAACCAGAGATGTCGGGTATCCTTGTACCATTGAAGAGGTACGTCATAATATACAAAAAGAGAAGAGAATCATAGACACCTTGGAACCTGTGATGAACTCTCACAGGCTGATTGTCTGCCCTAAGGTGATACAGAAAGACTTCAGATTAACTGCAGTTGACACTGAAAGTAGTTCTGAAAGAGTAAAAACAGAAGAATTAATTGACAGTACACACAGGAAGAACCTTGGTAGTAACCAATTGTACCAACTGTTCTACCAGATGTCAAGACTTACGTTTACCAAAGGTGCATTACGACACGATGACCGTCTTGATGCTTTGTCTATTGCTGTTGGGTACTGGGTGGAGCATATGGAAAGACACGTAGAACAAGGCCTGCAGGATTACTACGAGGAACAGCAGGAAAAAGCCTTAGAAGACTTCGTGAATTCCCATAATAAGATGTGGGGGAAACAGGAGTCTACCACTTGGATGTGACCCTGTTGTTGTGACCTGTAGTCCCTAGCTGGATAGTTTTGGTACAAAAATCCGAGTAGTCTTACGTTTGACAACGTAACAGTAATCCCCCCGTGGCCCCCTTTGTAGTTGTCACACCAGTAGTTCTCCCTTTTGTTACCTTTTGTTTTCCTTTGTTTTTGTTGCCATCTGTCAGCAGTTCTCATCCAGTGTCGCATGGCCTCCCTCATGCCACTGAGGCCTTCACACGCCCAACCAGTGTCGCATGTCCTTCTCGCCGTACTCTTTCTGGCATCATCAGCATCACCCAAAGTTAATCCACTCCATTTCGCTTTCGCGTCAACCACAGCTTCTTTTGAGGGTTACCGAGAGTTTTTCAGTGTTGACGAGTCTTAACTGCCTCTGCGGCCACAGACTCCCTCCGCACATTCTGCGTGCCACCAGAGGTCGCCTTGCGGCGATCCCCTAGCGGGGATGTCACTTGAATCTGCTTCCGGTCGCCCTGACGGGTCGCCTAGCGGCGATCTGCGGCCTTGCCAAAGGTGCAGGCAGTTAAGCCTCTTACAACAATGAAAAACATACATAACACCCTCAACGAAGCTGCGGCAGCCGCTACAGCTACATTCCGTGAATTAACCAGCAAGTTGCTCAAGAACCTACGCAACCGACCCCAGAAAGAATACGGCTTCGGCAGTCTGTTCATCAACACCCGCAACCGCAGGGGTTGGGCGCGTGAAGACCTCAGTGGCAAGTTGCAACTCAAATGTCCTTGCTGTGCAGAACGCAGCCTCTACTACCTGAACGCAGGCCACGATCAGTTGCCCGACGGAACCAAGTTCATTGACATCAGCGTTACTCCAATCGGTGAAAAGAAACTTACCGAAATGGTCTATAATCGCTTCAACAAATCAGCTTCTATGCAGCAGCAGTCCGCAGCAGAGGCCAATCGTCAAGATCAGATTGATAACGCCAATGTTCCCGTAACCACTCGCGAGATGCGCCCACGCACTACCCACAAAGCATACGACCTCACCCGCATTGTGGATGTGGAAGACCGTACAACACTTGATGGACGTCCTAACTCTGAAGCGCTCCGCGAGGAACTGTGGCGCGAAGGGTTAGGCGTAAGCGCAGATGACTTCACATCAGCTTACAACAACGACAACTTCACACACCCTCAGAAATCCTGAGGCAGTGTGTGTTTTATGGAAACCAGTTATGCACTATCATTCACTAGTCTATCCAATATCATGCGTGCAATTTCATATCTAGAATGCAAAGAAAAGTTTGACAACGGTCGCAAGTCTTATGTATTCTCTGGCCTTTGTACAGTTACTGGTGTTCACCATGCCGTTACCGTACCCGACCATGAACTCTTTGCCTTCCGACAAACCGACCGCATATCAGAGTTCAAAAGTTTATCCAGAGACGACCGTGAGTTCTTAATCTCTGGCACATCACCTTTGGGCTGGGACATCCTGTTCGGGCCTGACGACAACGATAAATGACTACCATCATGACTACCAATGTCGCAAAACACCAAGGTGCTGCTTCTAAAACTAGCAGCAATCGCATGGGCAATAGCGTGTATAAAGGCGTGCAACTCACTGCCAAAATACCGCTCCCACCCAAGAAACATGTACCTAATGCGGACAAACTCAACCGAAAGGTTGCAGGCCTCAATGCACGTCTCAGGTACTTATCAACCAGTAATCCCAAGACTCTGTTGTCAATTGACTATGGATACCTCACTGGGATTCTGCACCTCGCACCAGCCACCGAAGCAGGCAAAGAATTCAAAACCTGCCACCGCTTCGCACACTGTGCCGATGGATGCCTTTTCCACCAAGGAAGAGGCAGAATGCCTAACGTGGTAAATGCACGTATTAGGCGCACTCATGAATTGTTCGTCGCTCGCGATTGGACTCTTCGTGACATAGCAAACGACATCCGTCTTATCCAAAAGACGGCGCGTGAAATAGGCCTCAGGCCTGCCATCAGACTAAATGGTCTATCCGACTTACTGTGGGAGAACCCAGAATTTAGTCTCAACGGTTGTTCATTGTTTGACATGTTCCCCGACGTGCAGTTCTACGACTACACTAAATGGAAATACGGAACCCGCCTTGCGTGGGATTACTCAATCAGCAACTATCACCTGACATACTCTTACAACGGTCAGGAGTCCGACATCCAAAACTGTCTGGATGTGCTGTCTGCGGGTCACAACGTAAATGTTGTGTATTCCAAAGACAATTACAACAAGAACCTCTCGCTTATCAAAGCAGGTGCGCTCCACCCGTGGGGTTATCCGATGCTAGATAACGAACAACATGACTTACGATTTTGCGACGTAAGTCCATCCATTAACATCGCAAAGGAGAAAGGCTACTCCAAATTAGCCGTCTAACTACACAAAACAAATAAATACATATGACTACCAAAAGTAATAAGATCGTCCAGATCAACAATGAAGTAACGAACACAGCAGACGCCATCAGACTTTGCGGTCTAGATTGGTCTGTTGACGAAGGTAAACTGCAGATGCAGTGCTGGGATTCTGACCTGCACCAATATCGTTGGGTTCCCATGCCAAATGTAAAAGGTATCTACCGAACCGACGAATGCCAGCCGCTTGGTAATTCTATCGTTGGCGAGGACTTTACCAAACTACAAAACGTGGAAGCATTCCAGTGCTTTGATCAGATTCTGCAGGATCACAAAGCAGAATTTGTCACTGGTGGTTACTTTCACGGTGGTGCTTCAGTGTTCCTGCAGTGCCGTCTGCCACAGTACATACACCGCCTGCACAATGGTGACACCGTTGAGCGCTATTTGCTCATCGCGCAGGGTCACACTGGCAAAGCTGCACTTACAATGCGGTTTACCCACATCAGGCCTGCGTGTGCCAATCAATTGTTCGCCGTTCTACGCAACACCAAGGATTGCTTCTCCCTGCGTCACACCAAGAACATGAAGGAGAACATCATTGACGCTGTCAAATACATGCAAAAAGGCCTCAACCACCTTGCTGCTGTTGAAACCAAGTTCAATGACATGGCCAAGTTCTCACTATCAGAAAAAGAAATGTTCAACTTCCTGCGGTTGTGCTACGACAGGCCTATTGATGAGAACATGAAAGATTGGCAGAAATGGGCTAAGATTGAGCCGGTCTACCTCTCTGCTAAGGGCGCTTCATTCAGCGCCGGTACGCTGTGGCATCCATATAATGTCACCACGGAGTATGAAGACCATCATGCACCTGTCTACCGTCCTCGCGGCCAACGTGACCTGCAGCGCTCATACAACGAGACTGTCAGCGAACGTCGTGTAAAGGCGATCACCAACAAGAACACCATCAGTCGCAAGACACGTGCTTTCACGCTTGCTGATGATGTTCTCTCCGGTCGTGTCTGCTTAACCACTGGCAAATCCAGTGAAACTGCTCGCACTTCATTCAAACACACTGTGCCAAACAAGCGTTCCATCTCGCTTCCACAGGCACTGATGTTCTAATCACATGGGAGTTGCCCTGCGTTCGCGTGGGGTGACTCCCTCTCTCACTATCATGTCTTATCTTAGCGATTACTACGAAATGTCAGACGGCACAACGCTGTATGAAGAATGTATCCGTGAAATTGACCACAGTACTATCCAAAGACTGTACAATGAAGGTAATTACTCATGCAAACTTGCTACACCAGTAAACCACACAGGTTGGACTGACGTAGGCTGGATTAATTGGATAAATCGCACTGGCCGCTGGTGGCTTGACGATTGCTATTGGAAATACCTTGGCGACGGTAAGTACAAAAGCTGCAGAAGTTCAGGGTTCATAGAACGCTGGAACAAAGCAGTAGACGACGAACTCACCAAGGGTTACCAAGAGTGTAAAAAGTCATCTCCTGAAGCGTCACTAGATAGACTCAAACAAATAATTGAACTTAATAAAAACTTAGATGAAACTGAAAAGAACTAATACGTCATCGTTGTTCATGGAAAATCACGATTCTGACGGTAATCGCATACCTCAGAATGTCTTCTCCAAAAAGTCACGTGCCAAAGTCCATATTGGCGTGCCTAACTCCAACAAGAGTAAAGCCACCAATCGCACTAAACCCCGTAAGCGTAAATAATGCCTATTACTATCCTAGCATGTGCTTCGCTGTTCTTCACTCTTGTATTCCTGTACATGATTATCACCGATGAGAAGTAAACACGGACACCAAAAACGAAGGCTTAAATTGCAAGCGATCCCCAAAGTTGATCCACTATCAATAACCAACTTTGAACGCAACCGAATAGAACAAGAATTGTTTTTACTCTTTTGTATATTCGTTGCCGGTCGCGCCTCACTGCCCATTGCAGATAAACTAAACCGCATGTTCTCGCTTAACGATCTCTGTATGCCTGCCAAGCTGCCAGACGATTGCACGCAGGAAATGCGCTATTCAGCCGCTGTTGTACGTACGTCATTAACAAGCAACATGCGACCATTCAGCATACTTCGCAAACTGTATGACGAAGGCTTACTTATGCACTTCCTTCAGTTGCATAAACTAGGTCAATATACTCGCATCTACAATTGCATTGAAGAGATTACTAATCCTGCCACAGGCATCACCATATTGTCTGACGTCAGTGTTGATGCACTTGTGTCCTACAGCGGCATTGGCCCCAAGACTGCGCGATTCTTTGTTGTGCATTCTAGGCCAAATCAAAAGTATGCAATACTTGATACGCACATCCTCAACATGATTTCTCGCTACTTGTCAGAAAACTGTGGTCGTGTATCTTCGCCTTACCGAGAACTAGTTCCTAAGTCTACGCCTCAAAACGAGACAGAATACAAGTTCTGGGAACTGATGTACCTCGGTATCTGCAGTAAACAACACAAAGAACCTGCAGAGTTTGACCTTGCCACATGGCTTGCGAAAGGAGGTGTTGCAGAATTGAACTAAAGTAATACTCATTGTTTGGACAGTTTTTCATAATAGTTAAGGGAGTCGCAGGGTCACACCTGCGGCTTTTTTTTATTCGCACAATATCTGACCACCAACCATCAACCAACAACTACAAAGGGGGCCACGGGGGGATCACTATCACGTGACTTACCTGTTCGCCTTGACTTTCTAAAATTCAGATTCCAATGTTCTGCCTGTGGCTAAAGCGAGAAACTACACAGAAGAATACAGGAAATTTCAATCGTCTCCTGCACAGATCAGTGACCGATCCTCTCGGAATTCAGCACGGGCTAAGGTTAAAAAGAAACGCAAGCTGACCAAAAACCAAGTTGTTCATCACAAGGACGGAAACCCAAAGAACAACGCACGGTCTAATCTAAAAGTCATGTCTCGGTCTCGCAACGCCGCCCTCAAGTAGCTTGACATAGGCTTTCATATGTCCACAGTGGCCATGCAGGTCGTTCTCGCAATTCTCACTAGGGGCGCACTTATTTTGGTCGGTAATGCGTCTCTGTTTCTCTTCTTGCGGTGAACGGCCTGTCTTCTATCTCTCGCGGTAAACAAAAGCACACAGCCAAAACACGCAGGCTAACTTCTAAATCTAAAGGTTCGCAGACTCGCCACGGTCAGCACCTGTACAAACATTTAATATCATCCTACAACTCCAACTTAAAAGACTATCTCAGCAGGGTCACTAAAGGCAGAGCCGGTAAGTACCACACTTCACTATCATCACTGGTCTGTCTAAAATCTGCCCTAATTTCACACATTGTATTTAAAAGTGTCCTTGATTCCTTAACATCTGAAGTTACTCGCACGGCTCTTGCAGGTAAAATAGGCCAATACATGCAAGATGAGGTGAATTTTCAGCGTTTACGCAAGAAATACCCTGATTGGTGGCAAAAAGTACATTCAAAGGCGTTAAACAGGGCTTCATACAGCTACCGACGCAATCTAATTGTCAGAGCGGCCAACCAAGACCTCAAAGATGGCTGGAAGGAGGACTTCGGAGTAGCTGCCAGAGGACACATTGGAATCTGTTTGTTGGAACTTTTCAGACAAACCACAGGACTTATCAAGTTTTCCAACCGTAGACTAGGGAGAAACAAAACCATATGTTACGTGGTTGCCACTGAGGAGGCCTTAAATTGGATACAGAACTTTAATACTAAAATATCAGGGTTACTCCCTTACTACCTGCCGTGTACCGAGAAACCCCTTCAGTGGGTCAGTCCCACTACAGGAGGATACGAATTACCTGACAATATCAACTGGAACTTCATCAAACAGTCAGGACGACAGAAGTCTGATACAAAATATGAAGGATTAGACATAGTTTTCTCTGCGGCAAACACCCTGCAGGATATTCCCTTCAGGGTTACCAAGGATGTCCTTAGGACTCTCTGTAAGATTCCTGAAAGTAATAATACTGAAGTGAACCCCTTCGGTAACTTCAAGTATACTGCTGAGTACCGAAGGTGTCAAGCCTTAATTCACAGCAGACGAAGGAAACTGATTCCTAAAAAAATTCAGCGCAAGGCAGTTATGGATTTAGCTGCAGAGTTTCAAGATAAAACCCTGTACTTCCCTGTTCAGGCTGACTTCCGAGGACGCCTATATTACGTTCCTAAGGCCTTAAATCCTCAAGGGCCAGACATTAGCAAGGGATTGCTTGAATTTGCCGAAGGACATCACGTGAGAGGCAACGAACACTGGTTCCTGATCAACGGGGCTAACAGGTTTGGAATCAAGGGAACATTTGAGGACAGGCAAGAGTGGACGCTGAAACATGAAAGGTACATCAAGGCTGTGGCCAATGACCCTTTGGGAAATCGGTTCTGGGAAGATGCCGAAGCACCTACAGAATTTTTACAGTATTGTTTTGAATTTAATAGCTGGATCAACAACAGGATTTCATTCAGGTCTCACCTGCCAGTTAAACTGGATCACACTGCCAGTGGAATGCAGATCATAAGCCTCCTGACTCACGACCCTGTTTTACAAAAGCTGACCAACATTACTACGACTGACAAACCTGAGGACATTTACACTGTGTTGTTAGATGGTGTAACTAAATCATTAGTATCTTCAGGGAGACCAGAATCAATACGATGGTTGTCACTGGGACTCAACAGGTCAGTCATCAAAAACCTGACGGTGATGTACATGTACGGTGGTACTCAACACGGGTTAGAACAGACTGTGGTTGATTGGTACAAAGAACTCGCTGACGATCCCTTCGGTAAGGAAATTTACTCTGAAATAAAACTCCTGTTGGAGACCTACCACAACACACTGGATGACCTGACTGAAGCACCTAGAAACTTCATGCACCGCTGCCAGAAGGACGTCACACGTGACTCCACACTATCATGGACTAGCCTGTCCGGTTTCCCCGTGAACAACTTGTATCACAAAACGAAAAGCAAACGGCTGAGAACTACAGTCAACCGTGAGGTCATATCGTTCCATGTTACTATTCCTCAAAATGAACTGTCCTACAGGAAGGCCAAAAATGCTGTAGCCGCCAATGTCATCCATTCGCATGACGCAGCACTTCTGCACAAAGTTCTAAACGAGTGTGATTTTCCTGTGTTGGCCTTGCACGATTGCTACGGAATTCACCCTCATAATGTGGATAAAATAAGGGAAATAGTGCAAAAAAACATTTGTTCACTTTTTGGGGTTGACAGCAAAAACGCGATGCCTTACGTTCTGTCCTGACGTTGCACTGCGGTACGACCAAGTTTGCCAAGGTGCGTTAAACGTCGTCTTAAAGTAACTGAAGAGAAACAATGGCTACTAATAATAAAACGACGGCCCTGTTGTCATCTACGACAGGGGAAGTAAAATCACTCTGGTCTCACTTGACTGAACCAGATACTCACTTCGACAACGTAGGTTGGTACAAGATCACATTCGTGACTGATGAGCCTACAGGCATCCAACTAAATTCACAGTTGGAGAAACTCCACAACCAAGCCAAGCAGGACTACATCTCTGCAGGTAAGGACGTTCGTAGTGAGAACAAGTCTGGAGGTAAGAAGGTTGATAATGAAGACGGCACTGTGCATTACGAGTTTACAGCTAAAATGCGGCCCTTCTTCATGTCCAAAAAAGACGGTAAGAAGATCATCAATCGTCCTCAAATTGTTGGGGCTGACTTGAAGCCTTACCCGTTGGATCAGGAGATACCTCGCGGTAGCACCATCAAGGTCAACTTCAAGGTTGTACCTTACTGCACCGCCTTAGCAATGGGACTCACCATGCGTCTTGGAGGCGTACAGGTGATCAATTTGGCAGACACAGCGTTTAGTAGTGATCACGGATTCACCGTGGTTGAAGAGGGTAACGCAGTGAGCCAATCTACTGGAAACACGACCCCTGATGTTTCTAGTGCCACACAGTCGGAGAAGGCTTCTGCTGCTGACTTCTAATTGGTAGTCTAGATGTTAGCGGCATCCCGTCTGTGGTGTAGTGAAAAAGGACAGCAATAAATTCCGAAGTGGACTCGAAAGGGGTATGGCACGCCTATTGGAAGCCCAAGGTGTTCCCTACCTCTACGAGTCCACTCGGCTCCCTTATTACAAACTTCATCACTACGTTCCTGATTTCTATTTAGAGGAGTTAGACATCTACATAGAAACCAAGGGCAGGTTCAAACCTGAGGACAGGGCCAAACATCTGTTGATTCGCAACGAACATCCTGATATTGATCTTCGTTTCGTTTTTCAAAATCCTAAAGGCAAGTTGTCAAAAAGAAGTAAGACGACATATGCTGGCTGGTGCGAGAAACACGACTTTCAGTATTCAGGAAAACAGATACCGGCCTCATGGTTCTCATAAAACCCTACAAAGCAACTCATGCCGTTCTGGAAACAGAAGACGGCAAGAAAGCCACAGTCACAGTCGCTGATCTTGACACGCTAATTGGCGTAGCAGGCAAACTCACATGGATGCGTTTGTCAGCCAAAGAACGAGAGATATTAAAAACCGTCCAGTTTGATGGACAAATAGAAGAAATTAAAAGTGACTACCGAAAACAAAGAAGAAGCTAAGTTCCTGTATCATGGCCCATGTGACGAGTGTGGCAGCAGTGATGCAGTTGCAGTGTACGAAACAGGAAATGGGTATTGTTTCTCATGTGATACATTTCACAGGGATTACGACAAGGACTCTGCCTCAACTAAACCGACTACCAAGAGATCAGTATCACACGCAGCGCTGACTGACGTAAGCTATAGCGCCTTACCTAAACGCTGTATCTCTGAAAAGACCTGTAAGTTTTTTGAGTACCAAATAGGTACGTTCAACAACAAGCCGGTACAGATCGCCAACTACCTGAAGGATGACGGTTCCCGCATAAGCAAGATACGTTTTGCTGATAAGGACTTCCGCATACTAGGAGAAGGCAAGTTACCTCTGTTCGGCCAGTGGCTATACAACAGATCATCACCTAAGCAACTAGTAGTGACTGAAGGTGAACTGGATGCCATGAGTGTGGCTGAACTAGATGAATGCAAATGGCCTGTGGTCAGCATTCCGAATGGCGCTACGAGTGCCAAGTCAGCCTTCAAGGATAACCTTGAGTGGCTTGAGAGGTTTGAACGTGTGATCAT